GAGTCAGTTCAGGTCATGCAACTCAGCCAAAAAAGCCTGATCAACGAACTCGATGCCATCAGCCAGATGGAGGACTACGCCGATCTACTTGCCTGGGACTTTGTCATGGGTAAAGAAGGCGTCGGTTTAGAAACCAAATACAGCCTCCGCACCGCACCCCGCAAAAAAGGTGCCCAAGGTGACATCGAAGCTGCCTGGACCGAAGCCCGCTCAGCTGGTTTCGACATCGACCGTTTACTCACCGGAGGCAACCCCCACAAACCTGAATGATGCTGCGCGGCAGGACTAGAGGGACTGGTATGACTCTCGTAAATTGCCTGCCCGCAATCTGCTCTTCAACTGCCCGGGCTACGCGGTTGGTGGGTGGCAGCCTAAGTTGCAGATTGCAGAAACTCAGGGTTCCCATTGAGGAGTACCGGTGGTTCCAGGGGTTTATGTTGATCCCCAATCTCGGCTGGTACTAAGGCAAGATGTCTGTAAGTCCGCAACAATTTAAGGGGGTGCATTATGTATGCACCCTTTTTTAATGGTTACCTATAACTACTTATGACTACCCCTAATAAAAATGTGGTACAAGCCAACCATGTACTTACGGGTATGATGGGTGTATTGGCGAATTTTGGATGGCAGATTTAAGTTCTCAAAGTATCTGGACCTGTGATAGCGGGCATATTCGTGTGACACCTGAAGGTCAGCCGAGTGTCTTCGATATGCTCAAAACGCTTGGCGGGCAGAAAAACCCTTGGGATTGTTGGGACCGTCTAGTTGGAGTTCACCCCGAAGTCCTCGGAAAATGCGAGGACTTCCGATTTCCGGGGCAAGGACAGCGCATCACCCCAGTCGCCAAGGACAAAGAGGCCGCTTTTTACATCCTTGGCCTTTTACCTGGAACGGCTGGGCGTAGCTACCGCGAGCGAGCAGCAAGGCTATTTACTGCTTTTTTAGATAATCCGGCTTCTGTTGTAGCTGCCGCTGTCGAGCGGATGACCGAGGACGAGCAGGAGCGTTTAGAGGCAAGATTAAAGGGAAAAAGAACTAGACGTACATTCACAGATGCACTTAGAAAGTTTAAGGTAGAATCAAAAGGATTTGCAAACTGCACTAATGCAATATATGTCCCTATTTTAGGCAACGATGCACGTCAATTAAAAAATAAAATAGCAGAGGATAAAAATTTACCGATTAAAAATGTAAAACCTAGAGATCATTTTACAATTCAACAGCTTACAGATGTAGAAACAGCTGAACGAGTAGCTGCCGGGCAGCTGGAACGTAATACGGTGGCCGGAAACCCTGGCGTAGAGCGTATTGTACGCAAATCAGCTGAATACGTTCGCAAAATTCTTGATGGAGATATTGATATTCCCGGCATTGTTTAGTTATACAGCTTTTACGCGCTAACCTTACTCAAACAAATGCAAATAAGCGATTCTCAAAACGCGCTAGCAGGATTACGCCGCTGGACCCTGGAACGTGATGATTCCGGCCCGCATCGTGTGTATCGAGATAAACGAGGCAACACTTACGCCTCCGTAACCCACATCCTTAAGGAGACCTCACCGCAATGGCAAAAAGATGCCCTGGACCGTTGGCTTGAAAGACCTACTGCTCCCGCTGAGCGCGACCTTGCCTGTCAGCGGGGCACTCTGGCTCACGATCACGCGGAATATGTCCTCAAAACAGCGGCAAAGCTCGCGCGTAACAGCGCTAACAAGCGAGGAAGCTGGAGGACTGGAGATGACGGCCTGGAACGTGCCCCTAAAGGGATCACAACCTGGGCGCTCGAAAAGGCCATTCAAGGCGCCCCTAGGGTCTCCTGGAGCGCCTCTGGGTACGCCCGAGGTCTACGGTCTTGGATAGGGGAGAACGTAACCGCCATTCATGCGGTCGAATTCGCCATTCATGACCCCCGAGGTTGGGCTGGAACGGCTGACGCCCTGCTGGACATCGACGGCACGCTATGCATCACCGACTGGAAAACCAGCGCAAACACCCGCAGTGAAGAAATGTTGTCTAATTACATCTGCCAAACCGGCGCTTATTCCCTGGGACTTCAGACGCTGACTGGCTTAAAGCCCAAGAAAGGCGCTGTTGTGGTGGCACGTCGCAGCGGAGCACCGCAAGTCCGCTTGCTCAGTGAGCTAGAATTACGTGGGGCGGAGTGTCAATGGTTAGAGAGGATGGACTTGTGGAATTCCCTGCAAGCCCAAAACAGTTAGAGGAAGCCCTGGAGCGTTTATACAAAGGACAGACCAACGTGGCTGTCCAAGCCCAAGGCTTGGGGATGCCTCTGGAACGATTAAAACAGCTTTGCACCGCTTATGTAATAGCCCGCCCCATCGACGTCAACGATGAGGACATCTGGCTAGGTGATTCGGTGTTGTGCTGGCCCTATGCCTGAGGCCCTGGACCGAATCCTTGCAACCTCGCAGCCGCCACAGGACTACCCATCTCCGCAAGATCTAAGAATCGTTGCTTCAGAGATAAGTATTGCTGGGACGTTAACCACACCGTCAGCCCACATTCTTTGAAGTAGTAGAACTTTCTGTCTGTCATTGTTTTTGGGTAGCGATGTAGTTGTGGATTTTGGTTTGCAGTTGTGCCATTTTCCTGGCACGTGCTGAGTCAGCCCAGCCCTGCTTTTCAAACACCGCAAACTCCCAATACAGGGAGTCTGCAAGCATGTGAAGTTCGTGGAGCGTGAACGTGTTGAGTTTCATGTGAGACAAAATCTCAGTGTGTTTGAGACAACCCACCCATACGGGCGAGCCTTTCGTACTCCCGCACTAAGCGGGCATAATCCTGGACATTGCCTGCCTGGAACGCATCAATCAGCAGCTGGCGCGTCATCCGCATCAACGCATCCCGATCACCAAAATCAATATCAGGCAACGGCACGGCTTCAATAGCTGGATCTTCCGATTCCCGTTCAATATCCGCAGTATCGACATCGCGGTACGCGGTGGCTCTACTCACGTTGTGTTTTCGCTGGAGCGTGGCTGCGACATCGGCTTTTTTCAGCCCCATGTCCAGCAAGCGCTTCGCTAGCGCCTGCTGGTCCGTTACTTGCTGGGTGGTTCGTTTCATTGCTCCAGCACCTCCCATTCAAGGTCGGAGTTCTCCAGATCAACAGTCACGGTGGTGACGGCTCTGGCTGGTCCGAATTGTGCTGGCTCGGCTATGTCAGCCGGAAAAATGATGGCAGGACTGGTCTGAACCATGTCGCTGATGATCGCGACGATGCGAAGTTCTACCTGGTCCGTTTCAGTCGATTGCAGGACTTCGACTTCCTCAATCAGGATGATGTCACTCATGGGTGGCGAGTAGTCTACTTATACAATGTAGCACCATAAAAAAGCCCCCGTCAAGCGAGGGCATCGTTTACAAGTTTGCATAGCGAGGGTGAGCTGGTTCGTCGGGATAAAGGAACTCCATCCCGATTGATTCTGCTTCCTGTTCGCAGATCTTTATTAGCGCTTTTCTGCGTACCTGAACCTCTCGCCTGGTGTCTTCATTCCAGAATGTTCCTAGAAAGTAGTCACAGCGCTCAAGATCAGCAGTGCATAAAGCGATCTTTTCTTGTGGTGTTAGTGGCATTAGTCCCAAAAATTACCAAGTTTGAATTCAGCAACCCATTGAAGTGCGATCTGCTCGGCTACATGTAGCCGCAGAAACTTCGGAAACAATGAATTCCAGCTGGAGCTCATGCTTCCGAACTCGCGGTGATATTGCTTAGCCGCTGGGGTTAAGCAGTACCGCTCGATTGAGTGGATCGCCAGATCCAGACTGAAGTTCCCGTGCTTGTAATGTTTGCTTAAATTCTGAATTACGGGCTTGTACCAGCATTCAACATTTGTAGCGTACAGTTCAAGTTCGCGGGCTGCGTCGCAGTCGAGACTGAGTTCTCTCATGGTTTGAAGAAAGAAAAGTGTCCCAGAGTGTGACCCCTGGGACGGTTGCTTAGGCAATCTTGGATATTATCCAAGTGTGGACATTGTCGGCCAGATCTTCGCATTCAGCGTCAGAACGTGTTTCAGAGTTCATTCTTACGGTGACACAGAGAGCGTGGTAAAGCTCTTCGTCATCGAAACAATCAGCCTGAACACGTTGATGGACTTCAGGAAGAAAAGAGCGGATTAACTCCGCTTTAGTGATTTCGGGCATGTGATCAAAGGAAGGCGGGCAGCTCAGGGTTAAGGCTCACCACTTTGTAGCAGTGTAAGGGATCGATTCGTCGCCAGTAGGCAGCGAGTCTCTCCGCGTCAGCTTTAACCCTGGGACGGCCAGACCCCACGAATGGGGCCCAGCCGAGTTGGATTCCGTAGTAGCGGTTGACGGTGTGTCTCATGCTTCTGCGGTTTCCAGAGCTTTGGCTACCTGTTGCGCGAATTCTTGTAGGAATTTCTTCGCCGCTTCGTCCTCCTTGCGATACCCGAGCGCGTGAACGTAACTAATCACTGCGCCACGAAGCACAGCGTTAGTCAAACCCTCGATCTCAAGTTTGTCGCCGGTGTTGGTATCACGGATAGTGATTCTGCTGTCGTCGCCGTATGAACTGGAGTACAGATCCACAGCACAGGCAGCGAGACCGGCGAAAGTCTGGACGGTTGAACTCTTCATTTGGATGATAGAATGAAGTACAGTGTACAGTCACCACGTGGTGCAGGATTGACTGAGTGCCGCAGCGCCGAACATAAAGGCGCACGGAGTCTCCCGCGAAGTCGCGTGGCTCTGCTCTTCAGTTGTCAAGGTGCTAGCGGAGAAGGAGTTAACCTCCCCTCCACTCTTTTAATATATCAGGATCTGCTACAGTAGTCAAGTATCAAATGATACAGTGTAGCATAATAGAGGGGGAGGTGTAACAAATGCTACAGTGCTATATGCCAGGCCGGGGAACTTAAATAATTTCGGCTAAACCTCTCTACTGTGCTACTGGGGGCAGGGGTCAAAAACACCACGCTTATGTGCTACACCTACCAAAATAAAAAAGCACCTGATGTATCGCTTTGTAAGTTGCTATTGTGTCGAGAAAGGTCGTGCCTTTTGTTATGGACGAAAACACCACTGAACCCACAGAAGTAAAACGATTCGGTGGTCCGAGAAACCCGAAGGACATCCAAGAAGCCCGAATCATGCGGCTTTACCGCCGCCAACTTGAAGGATTACCCGCACTGCAATTAGTTCTTGACCACGCCACCAAAGAACAGGTGGGCCGCGCCACTGCATTCCGCGATTGGAAAGCAGTTCAAGCACTAAACCGCGAAGATTTTGAGCGCGAACGCGCAGATATGGCATCCCGCATCTTCTCGATGCGCTCCCGCCTCTACAACTCCGCCGTAAAACGCGGCCAAATGCAAACCGCCGCCAACGTCCTCGATTCCCTGGCACGTATGGTCGGCTGCGACCAACCCGAAGAAAGTAGCACATTACCTGAAATCCACGTTAAGATCGAAAAACCCGAGTAAATCACTCATTGGCGCCACAAACGCTCGACATAAGTCTTCGCCCCGCCCAAGGCGAAGTATTTAGCGCCAAAAATAGATTTCGCGTCCTCGTCGCAGGCCGCCGCTTCGGAAAATCCTACCTTTCCTGCATCGAACTATTCACCAAAGCCCTGGAACGCCCTGGTGAAACGTTCTTTTACTGCGCCCCCACCTACCGAATGGCGAAAGACATCGCCTGGAAAACCCTAAAAAAAGTAATTCCAAAGGCATACATCCGCGCGAAAAACGAAACCGACCTCCGCCTAGACCTAATAAACGACTCCACAATCGAACTAAAGGGCACTGAAAACGCAATGGCTCTTCGCGGCCGATCCCTCGCCGGAGTTGTCCTAGACGAAGTCTGGTTCGAGGTCATTCGTCCCGCCCTCGCCGACAAACAAGGCTGGGCATTATTCATATCCCCCCCGGATGGAACGGCCAGCTGGTTCTACGACCTGTGGTGTTTCTGCGAAGAAGACAAAACCGGCGACTGGATCCGCTGGTGCTACACAACAATCCAAGGCGGCAACGTCCCAGCCCACGAAATCGAAGCAGCCCGCGCCCAATTAGACGCCCGCACCTTCCGCCAAGAATTTGAAGCATCCTTCGAAAATTTAAGCGGCCTCGTAGCCGTAAGTTTCGACGACACCAACATCTCCACCGAAGCCCACGACATATCTGTCCTGCCCTTACTGCTGGGCGTGGACTTCAACGTCGATCCAATGAGCGGCATTTGCGCCGTCAAAAAAGACGACACCCTCTACGTCTTCGACGAAATCATGATGCGCGGAGGCGCCACCACCTGGGACTTCGCCGAGGAAGTAACCCGCCGCTACGGCGTAGACCGCCGCGTATTTGCCTGTCCCGACCCCACAGGCGGCGCCCGCAAAACCAGCGGTGTCGGCGTCACCGACCACACCATCCTCCGCCGCAGCGGCTTCTCCGTCCAATCCCCCAAAGCCCCCTGGAAAATCCGCGACAAAATCACCGCCGTCAACACCGCTCTTTTAGACGCAGCAGGAGCCCGCCGCACCTACATCCACCCCCGCTGCAAAGAACTAATCAAATCCCTCCGCACCCTGACCTACTCCCCTGGAACGGGCCTACCTAACAAAAACCTCGGGGTAGATCACGCATTCGACGCCTTCGGCTACCTTGTGCTTCAACAGTTCAACTTGGCCAAACCCGAGGCCTTGGGAACTACGACATACCGCCTGTACTAAGGATGTTTCGTCCACTGAACGCGCCACTTTGCCCTGAATGCGAGTCAAACGACAGCCGCGTGCTGGGAAAATACACATCCCAAGAAGGCGACTCAGTACGTGACCGTATTTGCCGCGACTGCGGCCACCGCTGGAGAACACTGCAATCTTGCGAAGAAACATTAGACCCATCGATCACCGTAAAATTTTCCCGCTGGGACTCACCTGAAGGCAGCAGACGCCAAGTAACGCTGGAATACGCATCCAAAGGCCGCTAAACTAGGGACAGCTAGCCATCTGTTCACCATGCCCAAGGGCCCTGGAACCTACGGTACGCAGAAAGGCCGTCCACCTAAAAAGAAGAAGGGCATGAAGAAGGGCAGCAAAAAAATGTGAGAATTAGACTGTACCCAACGCATTTTTAATCATGGCACCCAAAAAACGAGGACTTTACGCAAACATTGCGGCAAAGAAGAAACGTATAAAGGCGGGTTCAGGCGAAAAAATGCGTAAACCGGGGGATCCTGGC